GTATTCAGCAGGAGCGTTCGGTTCAATCGAGGAGCGCATGCCACAGAAGCTCGCAGAAGCCAAGTACCTAGTAGAGACATACCCAGAGTTGATCTCATTCAAGGAGAAGGCTGGCTGGCCATTCGGATCACACGTTGTATTGAGACAGCGCAACAAACCCAAGCATCTGATGAAGTAATGGGAAAGATCAAGCGTCCCTGTCTAACTTGTGGCCAACTGACAGACAGCGTAACGAGGTGTCGCCACTGTGCCAAAGAGCGTGACAGTATCTACGATGCTGAGTATCACAAGCGTGCGGCCATAGTAAGAGCAACTGCGACTGTGTGCTGGATATGTGGGAAGGGAGCAATAACCGGTGATCCATGGACTGCTGATCACGTTGTGCCACACTTCAAAGACTCTGAACTCAGGCCTGCCCATAGATCATGCAATTCAAGACGAGGGGATCATGCCTAAGATGATCTGGCAAACCCTAAGCCAGTCAGGACTGCAAGACCTGAAAAAAGCAAGCTCTCCCCTGATACGTGAATCGACTACCCCATGACCATGACAATAGGACTCCTGCAAACCCTTACCCCATCAGGATTTGCCGTAATCCTGTTTTTTCCTGTGTGGGGTCGGGTTACGGGATCCCGCGGAGGTCAGTACGCATACAAGCGAAATAACTCATTTTTTTGGAGTGGCCATGGGAGGTAAGAACTCTGGACGCAAACCGAAACCTATCGAGCAGAAGCGCAGATTAGGAAATCCGGGAGGACGTCCTCTTCCGAAACAAAGTGCTGAAGTAATTAATCTTCCTATCAGGGAAATTCCTGAACCTCACAGAACGTTGTCGGAGCGTTATGGACGCAGGATGTGGGACGCAGTCTGGCTTGCTGGCGCAAGTTGGCTTAAGCCGCACATGGACGCAGAGCTTGTACTCATGGCTTGTGAAGCGATCGATGAGCGTATTCAGTTGCGTAGTCAGGTTATGCTCAACCCTGAAAGTTGGCGAGAGAGAAGAGGACTGCGTGAACTTGATAAGCAGATTGCTTCGCTATTGGGGCAGATCGGCTTCGCACCAACCGACAGAGCGAATCTCGGAATAGGGGACAGTAAGACACATGACTTCAACGACATCAGGGCAAGGATCCAAGCAAAGAGGAATGCGGCCAACGGCTAAGTGGCAACCCACTTTCTACACTCCCCGAATCTACAAAGAGACTGACGGCGATGAGATTATTGACTTTGCCGAGACACACTTCCGAGTTCTGAAAGGTTTTCGTGCCGGTGGCGATCTCGTCTTCACCGACTGGCAGAAGTGGCTTATGCGTTCCCTTTTTGAACGTAACGATGACGGAAGACTTCGCTATCGCCGCGCATTGATTGGCCTACCACGCAAGCAAGGAAAGTCCCTTATGGGATCGACTATCGCCGTGTACTCGATGATCGCAGGAGAACCGGGAGCAGAAGTGTACGCAGTCGCAGGAGACAGACAGCAGGCACGGATCATCTTTAACGAAGCGAAACAGCAAGTACAGAACTCTCCGATGCTTTCGCAAATCGCCAAGGTTTATCGTGACGCTATTGAAATGCCAACGTTCGGTTCTGTGTTCCGTGTGTTATCAAGCGAGTTCAAGAGTCAGGCTGGCCTCAACCCTTCCACCGTGTTATTTGACGAGTTGTGGAACCAAGGTGACGGAGAACTCTTTGACCAGATGAGTCTCGGTTCTGGTGCGCGGCTAGAGCCAATGGTGATCTCAATTACCACGGCAGGATTTGATCTTGATTCCCTCGCCGGTAAGCAGTATCACTACGGCAAGCAATGTGCTTCGGGGGAAATTGACGATGAGGCATTTGGCTTTTGGTGGTGGGAAGCCTCTCCAGATTGCAATATTCACGATGTCAAAGAATGGCGAAAGGCGAATCCCAACGTTGCTGAAGGATTACTGTCGCAAGAAGACCTCGCTACGGCCACGAAGCAGACAAGCGAATCAGCCTTCAGGAGATGGCGTTTGAACCAGTGGGTACGGGCACAAGAATCGTGGCTTCCGATGGGAGCTTGGGAAAACCTCGTCGGCGACAATCAACTATCAGAAACACTGCCTTCTTGGGTCGGGATTGACATGGCGTTGAAGCACGACTCTGTGGCAGTAGTGATCGCACAACCCCAAGAGGACGGTATTGTCCTCCGTTCAAAGATCTGGAATCCTTCCGAAGAAGGAATAGATGTGTCTGCAGTCGAGCAATACCTCCGTGAACTGCATCTCAAATACGAGATCAAAGAGTTTGCCTACGACCCTGCTTACTTCCAAAGAAGCGCAGAAGCTCTCGTTGACGACGGCCTGCCAATGGTTGAATTCCCACAAAGTGGCAATCGCATGGTTCCAGCGTGTGGAAATGCCTACGAATTGATAGTGAATAAGAAGGTGATTCATGACGGATCGCCGACCTTTACAGATCAAGTCTTATCAGCCGCGCAACGAATCACAGAGACAGGTTGGCGATTGAGCAAGAACAAGAGTCGCAGAAAGATAGATGCGTGTATTGCTATGGTTATTGCACTTGATCGAGCAACGAGTAGAGTGAAGTTAGAAGAAAGTCCGACGGTATTGAACATATGGGATTGAGGAAATACATGAGCCGCAAAGTATGGACAAGTTTGTGCGAGATAGTTGGCGCAACCATCGTCGTTTTGGGCGTAGCGAATTACTCGGTACCGGTTGCTGTCATACTGTTCGGTGTCGGATTGATCGTATTGGGTGGAGTTAGCGCATGAGCCTGTGGAAGAAGACGGAGCAACGTGCACTGCCGACAACACTTGACCCATATCAAATAACTGCTCGACCTTTCTACGCAAACTACTCAGGCGAGATCATTAACGAGGCAAATGCCTTCGCTCACTCTGCTGTGTTGGCGGCTATCACGCTTCTCGCCGACTCTATTGCTGTAATGCCACTTGAACTTGTCAGGGAGCGAGCAGGCCGTACGGAGAAACTTCCTACGCCAAGTGTGCTTGTAAAACCAAACGAGCACCAAACGATGTTTGAGTTCATTCATCAGACTGTGATGGTTCTCGCACTCCACGGAAATGCTTACATCTATGCACCACGCAGACCCGGTGAACTTCCTCCAGAGATGCGGAACATTCACCCCAACCAAGTTAAGGGAATCGTAAAGACTGACACGGGTGCGCTGAGTTACGAAATCGGCAAACAGGAATACTCAACATCTGAAATTCGTGCGATTCACTGGATGATCTTTCCGGGAGCGAAGCAAGGACTGTCTCCTCTTGAGATGCAACGAAACACAATTGGCATGGGTCTTGCGATGGATCGCTTCTTGGCGCAATTCTACGGAGAGGGTGCAACGCCAAGCTCTGTCCTTGAAACGGAGCAGACCATCACGGCAGAGCAAGCCACAATTCTCCGAGACACTTGGGAAGAATCGCATTGGAAGCGCAGGCGACCAGCAGTTCTTACGGGTGGCCTGAAGTGGCGTCCGATCACTACGAGTGCTTCAGATATGCAGATGATCGAGCACCGTGAGTCAATCATTAGAGACATTGCCCGTGCTTACCGTATCCCGTTGAACCTGATTCTCGGTTCTGGCGGCGACTCACAGACCTATCAGAACGTTGAACAAGCAGGTATCAACTTCGTTCGCTACACACTTCTACCGTGGATGCGTCGATTAGAAGATGCAATCAGCGAGATGTTGCCACTCAACCAAAAGGTGCGCTTCAACGCTGATGAGTTCATGCGAGCAGACTTGACTACCCGTGTTAACGCACAGCGCACACAGATCCTTTCGGGAACGTTGTCGCCAAACGAAGCACGTCAACAAGAGAATCGTGAGCCTTACGAGGGAGGAGATGCCTTCGTTGCGCCGTCTTCACAGCCTTCTGCTGGTACAGATGCGGAGCCACCACAACAATGAAAGCCTACAAAGTTACAGTTACGGACGCAGTGACAGAACTGGTTCCGAGAGACAACTTGAACCGACCTGTGTTTGTGCAGATTGAAGGCAATCACACTGTTTACATTGGTGGTTCAAATGTGACTGCCGCGCAAGGCTTCCCAATCGTGAAACACACTGCGCCGATTGAAGGTGGATTGCCTACAGGCGATGGTCTGTGGGGAATCTGCGCTACCGGTCTAACAGAAGTTATTAGAATTCTCACGATTGATGCCGATTAAATATGCCTTATACAGTCTCATCGAACGCAGAAGGTTGCTCAGGATTCGCCGTAGTCAAAGAAGGCGAGAACTCGCCGATTCTCGGAGGCTGTCACAAGACGAAAGCAGATGCGATTGCACACATGGTCGCACTTCAGGCCGAGTACGAGGATGGAGAATCCCGCCAAGAATTGG